TCATGCGACGTCAGACCGGATGATGCGTCCTTTACTGTCACGCGGCATATTCAAATGAGCCATAGGGCGGCGAACCGGACGCGACATTTCACGTAACTGCCACGCATGAACTTTAGTTTTAAGCCATTTATTGGAACCGCCCATATACGAGCAGTCAGGGTCTGGGAATGGGTTGCTGTCGCTCGGGCGTTTGCGATAACGCTCCAGTGTTCTTGGTGAAATGCTTAACTGTAAGCAGATGTCGCGAGTACTCATCAACTCGAAGTTATCTTGTTTATTGCTCATCTTTTTTCTCCAGGCAAAAAGAACCCGGCGCGGGTCCGGGCAAAAGGGATAACGGAGCAGTGCTTTCGCACCCAATAGCCAGCTCATAACTGGCTATCAGTTGCGTCATTCGAGTTTTTTCAACAGCGAGAGATAATCGACTACCACCGCGCCAAGTTTTGAATAATCGCCGCCTGACGATTTCATGAATCCATCAATCAGGCCATCAACTGTTTCTACCAATGCGGCACGTTTCTTTTCCTCCTCTGTAATGGCGGGGCGAAAGCTGAGAGTTTTATGTCTATATGCGTCAACGTCGTCAATTCTGTAATCGTGAAGAACCACCACCTCGCCGCACATATACTCAACTCTGAAAGGAGTCCAAATTCGACTATCATCGCCGTCAAAATGAACTTCCACCTCTGTGCCTGGTGGGATAGGGAATAGTCCATTCCATGGATTTTTGTGACCGGAAAGTGCAACTTCATACTGAGCCTTGGTAACCGTTTCATCTCCATAAGTGCAGGAGATGAATTCATTGCTTTCCACACTCCATCGCCAAGAGGTAACGAGTTCGTTTCCTGCAAGAGGTAAGTCAGCGCTATCGAGAGGTTTCGGCCAGCCACCCACGGATGGAAGTTTCTCTATCAAACTTGCTAAAAGCGTCATTTTAATTCCTCATGCCGCGCGCTGGGCACGCAGTGATTTAATGTGCTCGCTCGTCTCCAGTTCGGCGCGTATCTGTGCAGCCTCCCGGTGATCGAGGTGCTCAAAATCATTGTTGAATCGTTCGATTGAAGCGGTGTTGATCCGACCCTGTCGCCAGTAGCGGACTATCTGAGATGTGCAGCTGTGGATGATTACAGGCCAACCGTGCTGGTCAGCGTAAATCTGACCCCGCTGAATGAGTGCAAACATTAGGCACCTCGCTGCTTCTTCCTCAATTCGATAACACCCTGGCACTCCGCGCACGTCTGGCAGCCGGGAACGGCAGCGCGCCGCAGCGCCGGGATATCCTCGCCGCACTCGGCACAATACTCAGCTGATACGGCGTTGCGGTTTACTCGGTGAGCGGAAAGGGCTGCGTTACGCTGAAGCTCTTCAATCTCTGCTGCGGTATCGATAATGTCCATGGTCAATGCTCTCTGAACTGTCGGTTAATTCGGTTGAAGGTGAACGCCAGCAATGAAAAAGGCCGACTAAGCGACCTGGTGATTAGTGCCTTCATGCTGCACCGCCTTCATTCTTCTCGGCTTCGACCGCCATCCGCTCAAGCCGTCGCGATAAATCGGCAGCCAGCGTCTGGAATTCTTCTTCGGTCGCCACCGGGATCGGCACAAAGCGAATCCCGATATGCGCCAGGTGGTTGGCTATTTCGAGGCTTTTTCTCAAATCAACGGGTGAGGCTCTGTTCATTCAGCACCGCCATTTTTTTCGGCTAGCACCAGTCTTCCTTCGCATAGAGCACGTATGATTTCCTGATACTCCCAGCCGAAGTACATACTCTCGACGTAGACCCGTAGAGGAGGATAATCATGCTGTTTGCGGCGAATGAAAGCCTCCGCTGCTTCACGGGTAAAATGAGCGTTGATGTTCTGCCACTCTTTGCGTGTACCGCAGACAGTGTGGCCGTCAAGGTCAGCCAGTACTTCCCACTGAGCGTCTTCATCGAGATCGGTAAAGTCAGTGTTGCACTGGTCAATGCAGAAGGCGTTTAACTCTTCCTGCTGCTGTTCATCGAGATCGTCCCAATACTCTTGCGGGCTTTCCCATTCGCATTCGTCGAAATGGACTATCTTCGATTCTCCGTACTCTTCTGCCAGGCCATAAATGGTTGCCTGCTTCTGAACCATGAAAATGGGATCGGCGGTGGCGTGACGATTAACACCATCGCCGCAATGGTGATATCTCAAGCGCTCAATGAAATCTGAGAATGTTTCCGGAGTTAATTTCGCTCCGTCTGCTATCGAATTGCTCATGAATCCACTCCGAAGCGGCGATTAAGCCGCCCTGTGTATACGACGAACTCCAGGAGGCTAACTCCCAGGGCTTCAATTTTCTTGTGATGCTTGTTGATGATGGGTGACACCGTTTCGTTCCAGTTTGGCTTTGGCTTCTTGCGCATGGCCTGCTGGATTTCCTCGGTGCAGCGGCGGCAGGCGGATCGGATGGCGTTGTCTGTTTCTGGCGTCATGCGGCCTACCGGCGGGCGAGAAGTTTCGCCCCGAAAGCCATCAGCTCGTCCCGGTCCACAGTTGCGAAGTGGCAGTGTGTACGCGGGTACGGTCGCCAGATGATGAGCATCGACCCTTTGTTATTTCCCGATACTGGCTTACCGGTGACCGGGTTGATAAAAGCCAGTCGCCCGGCGGTGATGAAGCGAACCTCGCTGGCGGTCTGGATAGCTTCCTTGAACCAGCCAACTGAAGTATCTGCCGGTACCAGTATGACCGTGCCGATCTGATTGGCGCTCTCGGCAGCGGCCTTTTTAACGAACGGCGTGATGTCGCTATATGGCGGATTAAGCCAGACGTATCCAGGCACATTCAGGTAATCAGCCCATGGCGTTTCCAGCGTGTTCTGCTCGGCAGTGATGAACTTGCGGCACAGAGCGTTATGCGGCGCTGCGGCGGCATCCAGTTGGAAGCAAAACTCAGCATCAAGGGAAACGAAGATGGCTGGTGGAGTGCGCCAGAGGTCGCGCTGATCCGCTGGCGTGTTGCTGCCGGTGAAATCCGTCATATATCCTCCCGCTCCGGATCGTTAACATCCCAGCCATTACGCTCAATATTGGTTTGCAGCCGCTTATCCCCGACCTCTTCAATGCTGCGGCCGGTAATTTCTGCGACTTCGGCGTTTGAGTGCCGCCACAGCAGCGCCAGCTCTTCGAGTGACCATGCTTTCATAGCACTGACTCCATTTCGTCGATGTAGAGGCCCTGAGCAATCAGGCGGCGACGGCGTGCGGCACGAGCTATGCACTCCTGCCGTCGGCCTTCCTGCGATTGCTCAATGGCGCGCCGGGTGAACAGCCGCGATTTACCCTGCGGTGTTACGACCTTTGGCTTCGTGACCAGGTCGAATGTCCGGTCACAGATGCCGTCCTCGTTCAGCCATTTTTTCGACTCAACGATCTGTGCTATCTGTCCTGAGCCGCGGGTAATGCCGTTGGCAACCCGGTTAAACTCGATGAGAGTTACGCCGAATTTCTCAGCGATTTCGCTGCCGGTTACCGGGCGGCCGCGCGTCTGAATCATCCAGATCACGCGCTCACGTAGGCCGGAGAATTGCCCGGTTCTCCCGGGCCTGCGGTAAAAGGGTGTGCGTTTCATGCTGCACGCTCTGTGATTTTCAGAATTTCAGATTCCAGATCTGCAAGGAAGCTCTTAACCTCAGACTCGATTTCGCGCGCCAGCTCTTCATCGAAATGAATTCGCTTCTTGAAATAGGCGAGGTCAGGCGGCAGGCGATCATCGAAACTAACGAAATCACACCATTTCCGCCCGGTGCACATCATCTGCGCATGCATTTGCAGCATGTACTGACGCTTTGGCTCGCCAGTTTTCAGCGTTTCAAGATGGGTCCAGGTGTTGGGGCATTTGATTTCGATAAGCCCGTCATCGTTAACAAGTCCGTCCGGGCTGGCTGCGAATCCGGGTATGGTTGGGTGATCGATGAGTCCAACTTCAGTGATTTCCGCATCGAACTCATTCAGCGCGTACATTTCGCGTGCCACTGGCTCAAGTTCAGTGCCGCGCATCATCGCGGCATTCGAAAACCCTTCCTCCAGCTTCCCGGTCAGCCGTTGGCAAATCAGCTCGGCCATGTAGTTCTGGCGGCTGGTGGAGTAGCCCGACTTAGTCCGGGCCATGACATCAGCCAGGCGACTGGCTGTGACCTTGCCGCAGCGCGCAGCAAACCATTCAGGGGTGCGTTGCTCCATCATTCAGCCTCCGTCTCTGCGACATTGACAGGTTCGGCGTTGTCGACAGCAAGACTCATGTCATACATGCGTAGTTTCTCAACTGCGCCGATCACCTGTTTCTCTTCGGCGCTCAGCGCCACCCAGAACTCTTGATATTTGACGGTTCCAAGGCGCGCGGCGGACTCACCTTTTGCGATCAGTTCCGGGCGGCGGCTATCTGATTCATGGCCAGCATGAACCTCTGCCGTTGTTCCTTCAATCACTCGCTCTGCCTCGTCCTGGTCGAAGATGCCAGCGAAACCAAAGGCCAGACGCGCGCACTGGATCAGCGTCTTGTGGCGAAGCATGCGGGTAGGGTGGGACTGCCATGGCTGAGTGTTGCGTTTGCACTCTCCCATGTACTCGGTGACGATGGTCGGGTGCTTACGGTCTTTGCGGTAAATCTTGCAGGTGCACGCGCCTTCCTCCTTGTCGTAAGAGAACTCCATGCCGTCAAACTGAGGATGCTCGTTGATAATGCGAGCCCATCCATCAACGCCGACGACCGGGACAATCCCGCCTTTATCTGGGAAGGCATAAATCTCTTTTGTCCATGGGTTCAGGCCGTACTGGTTGGCGACGATTAGCAGGGCTGTAAATTGCTCGTCCGTGACGTTGCCACCTTTAAATGCTGTGTTCTTCAGCGTATTCATCAGGTCTGTACCGGCATCCATGCCGAGGCGAGCGGCCAGTTTCCCGGCCATGGTGGAAAGTGCAGTACTCATTGTTAAATCCCTCAAAAATTAAAACGGGCAGCCGGTACGGTGTTGCCAGTCGTATTCCGCCTGGGCGTAAGCAACTGCCGAAATGAAATCGTTGTAGGCCTCGCCAGCTTTATCGCTGCGAAGTCCTTCGTATGGGCTGGAGTCAATCGGTAAGGAGAAGTGGAAGAGGCCGGACGGCTCTTTTGGCATCATGTCGATAATTTGCTGCGTCCGGTCATTGATCCACTTCTCTTTCTCGTCGGTGAGCTGCTGTTCAGCCCAGCGTCGATCTTCGATGCGGTCGTAAGTGAGGTATGCGTTCATGGTTGCCTCAATATTTGATGTGCGCGTCCTGCACTTTGCCGCCAGCGAGCGCCAGCATTGCTTTCTGCGCGAATTCTTCTGGGATGCCCTGAGCTATAAGGTCGGCGATGACGCGACGGTTGACGGTGCGACGGTGCTCTTTGTCTGCGGTGCGGCGCGCTTCTTCTTCCGCTTTACGCTGCTCTTCAGCCAGACGGGCGGCTTCTGCCTCTTCCAGGCGGCGGCGCTCGGCGGCAACGGCTTCTTCTTTTTCGCGTCGTGCACGCTCTTCCGCTTCCTTCTTCTCACGTGCTGCACGCTGCTCCGTTTCAATGCGCTGGCGTTCTGCTGCTTCAGCGCGAGCCTTCTCATCAGCTTCACGGCGCGCTGCGGCTTCAATCTCAGCTTTGTGCTTAGCGTCGGCATCGCGGCGGGCTTGTTCTGCCGCTTCACGTTTAATGCGTTCTTCGTGCTCACGCTGTGCCTGTTCCGCCTTGCGGCGCTGCTCTTCGCGGTCACGGTCAAAATCCTTATTCATCAGAAGGGCCAATTCGTGGTCCGCTTCAAACTTGGCCGCCAGCTCTTGATCGAATTTGATGTTCATTTCCAGCGCTTCGGCGTGCATCGCGTTCATCGCTTCTTCAGCCTTAATGCGTTCCTGCTCGGCTTCCCACTCGTCGCGGGGCTTAAGGATTGCGTCACGAATGGCATCGCACTCTCTGGTGAATACTCGCAACTCCTCTTCAGCAGGCTTAACCGCCTCTTTCAATCGCTTGAGGTATTCACGGCCAGGCTTCTCAATAGCTGTTTTGCTGGAGCCAACCATGCGCGCAAGGCTGCCAATACGGTCACGGCCTTTTTTAGTGGTAACGTCTGGAACTTCTTTAGCCAACTCGCGGATTTGCTCGAGAAAGCCATTAAGTCCACCCGCGCTGTAAAGCACTGGCGCCTGCTCCGGCTTTATTTCGATGACAGTTAAGTCCGTTACTTCGCTCATGGTTTCTCCTGAAATTTGGATGTGCAGATGCCGCCCGCAGAAAGCCAGGCCGATCGCTTGAATAGGGTTGTTAGCGGTTTAGCCAGTCGTTACAGTGATGCATTGCAGCCTGGCACTGCTCTACGGTGAACCAGCCGAAGTGGCATTCATGAACAGGCATACCCATCTTGTCAGCCAGCCATTGGTAAGCTTCAGTGCGAGTCATGGCGCCTGACTTCCAGATACGTTCAAATGGCAACTTGCAGCTCTTCCTGGCATCACGGGTTGGCTTGTCTGCCAGAGTCCCAAGCGGGATCGCAGTGAAAGGATGAAGTCCGACGTATGCTCCGCAGCATTCGCAAAGATATACATACGGCCAGTCACTGAAGTCGCGTCCGTAGACTTCTCCATGAGTGCCGATCCGCACTGAACCAGAGCACAGGTGGCAACTGGTTGGCGCGGGGAGAGGATTCTTTACCCTTGCCGTCGCCTTTTTGCTTGGGTTGGATGGAGTTTTGATTTCCATATCAGCGTCCTCAGTGAACGATAGGGTTGCCGTGACCGTCCAGAAGGACGTCAATCACGCAGTCACTGAGACGGATGATTTCTGCATCGGTGTGCAGGTACACCCATTTGCGCTCCTGAATGACTGCTGAGACGCGATAGGTTCGGCCTTCATGCATTGCCATCATGCCGGGCGTGACGCACTGGCGAATGAGCGGGGTGGTGCCGTAGTGGTTGATCATACCTTCACCTCAACCTGTTCCAGGAGGCCAGCGATATGCATCTGCCAGCGGTTCAGCACCAGTTTTTCCCGCGGTGCCGATACCGACGTCAGCTGCCACTCGTTATCGTTGAGCTTTTTGGCGGTGTACTGCTTGCCGTTGTGGGTGACTGTCATGATGCCACCCGGGCACGCAGCATTGCGTCAGCAATCTGGTATGCTTCGGTTGCCGTGCGGTCATCGCTACACAACCAGTCAGGATTCGCTAATCGACCCTGCATAGCCTTAGCCGCGAAGTAATCTCGCATCGTCATGCCACTAAAGTTAGCTGTCTTACCAGGAGCCAACTCAATGCCGAATGTGTTCATTGTCTCGCTGGAATTGTTAACAAGTACGTATGGGAATGCTGGGCCGCCTGCCTGAATTTTCATAATCATCTCCGCGCTTAAGGCCGCGCCGCCGAACGTTAAACAAGACTTCTGCGCTAATGGGCGGTGGATGGCCGCCGGTTGTCATAAATGGGCAGACTCGAAAATCTGCCTATGTATGGCCGATAAAAAACCCGCCGGAGCGGGTTATTCACACTTTGCATGCCTGACTGGCTTTAATTTCCACTCGATGGCCTTAAGCTCAATTTCCTTCCTGATTTCCTGATACGTTTTCACGGATCCATCAGCGTTTTTATTGAACGGATTGAGCGTTTGATAAAACTTTTCCCGTCGTTTGCAGGCTTTACCGCATACGTCACACTTCCCTGATTTCTCAGCAAAAGTTGAGATCTCATCGAACCGAGTTGTTGTAATTCCACCCCATCCCATCGCCTTACCCTCTGTCGTTACCCGCTGATGCGGGAGAAATGCTTTGGCGATTGGATGGCCGGCGCTGAACTACTCCCGGCATTGATGATTTCTCGCTGGGTAAACCTGCCTCTCACCACTTTGCGAACCGTGCCCAGGCAGCTTGAGCATCATCATCTTGACGTCTCAGCGCATCAGCCTGCGCATTCATCCAATCCCAAAACATTCCCTGTTTTGGTCAGCGCCAACTCCCTGCCAGTGTTGCCCGTTCTCACGCCGTTCTCGCTCTCGCGCGGGGATACTCTCTCACCGACCGGATCGCACCCGGTGATACAGCACGTTTACGTGTAGGGGTCATAACAGGTCATTGACGCTGTAAATCTGCATGTTGTTAAAAAGCAGGCGACTTACTGTCCGCCGCTGGCTAACTTCGCTCAGCTGTCGATGTTTCGTTTCGATGGGGTAAATTTAGCGTGATGCTAAATTATGCGCAATAGCAAAATGCTAAATTGTTGGTGGGTTTTATTTAGCGTATTGATTAATAAGCGATTAAAAATTTACAGCGCAGGGATTCGGGACGTAAAAAAGCCCGCGCGATGGCGGGCTTGATGGGGTTTGCGTGAGGTTATGGGATGTTTAGTATTTTGGCATCAACCACAACGCCGATAATTTTGCAGTTTCCATTAACCTCTAGCATTGGATATGCAGGGTTAAGTGGCTTAAGGAAGCGTCTGCCGGCATCGATTACAAGCTTCTTAAAGGTCGCTTCGTTATCGCCTTCCAGCTTAGCTACAACCAGCTTCCCGTTGCGCGGTTCGACTTCAGGGTCAACAAGTATCGCTGCTCCCTCTGGTATGCTCAGGCCGGCCGGGGAGGTCATAGAATCCCCTTTAACGTCCAGCCAGAATGAATCTTCTGAGCAGTCAACAGTCGTGTCATACCAGCGATCTATCGCTCTTCGGTGATAAGGTTCTACAGCTTCCATCCATTGCCCCGCGCTTACCCAGCTGATTACAGGATAACTTCCTTTTGTCTCGTTCAGTCCTCGAAATGCAACGTTCGAAGGTTCTTCACTGGCGTGTAAAACATCCATCCAGCCAAAAGGCAGATCAAGCGCAGTTTCAATTTTGCGAGCCATCTTATCGCCGATATTGCGATGAGGGTTTGGTCCCAGTAGCTGGCTAAGCGCAGCCGGACTTGTCTCGATGAGCTCGGCAAACTGCGCTTTGGTCATTCCAGACTCGTGCTGACGCTTCTCGTACAGCGCTTCCAGGTTGGCTTTTCTGATTTCTTTATTTTCCATACCTGCATTGTTACTGCTTTTAGCAAAATGATAAATGTGCAAATTGCTAAATGATGCTTGCGTAGTATTTAGCATAACGCTAAACTCCAAATCAAACGACTCACCCGGAGACACCAATGAGCACTGAACTACACCGCTGGCGCAAGGCCGCCACTACCGACGAATGGGCGCAGCTCGCAAAGTTGGCTAACACGACGCCAGGTTACCTGGACCAGATCGCCTACGGAAATCGCCGGGCATCTCCAGAAATGGCATCTGCTATCGAGAAAGGCACGAAGAATTTTCACCGCCAGGCTCCGGTCCTAAAAGAAAGCCTGGTATTCGCATCGCCGCGTGATACTGCGGCCTAACCACGAAAGGGAAAGCAATGCATTCACTTGCGTATCAACAAGGTAACAAATTTTCGCCAACGGCGATGATTTACCAGAATCGCCGGGAACCTGATTCCAGGGCGTTAAACATCGATGGGATCCGCGCAGCTGTTCGCGCCTGGGCAGCTGATTGCCGCAGCCGTGAATTTGTCGCAGCGCTGATTGTGGAAGAGTGGCGAGCCACTGGCGGCACCGGTCTGGATATCCCCACCGACTCGCACCGCCAGATGCAGAAGGTATTCCGCTGGATTGATGGCGACACCGAATACGCCGCCAACAACATTCGCCAGCTGGCCCCGGCAATCATGGCCGTTCTGCCGCTGGAGTACCGCAACCGCATGGCACCGCAGAACGACACGATGTCGCTGATAGCCTCTGCGATGAAAGAGTGTGCCGAAGCTAAGCAGGCCGTGCTGCTGGACGCTCCAGAGCATCAAAAGCTGAAAGAGGTAAGCGAGGGTATAGCGTCGCTGTTCCGCCTCATGCCGGAGCAGGTAGGGCCGCTGATGACGATGGTTACATCGATGCTGGGGGTCATGTGAGAACTACAGAAATGGCGAAAGCCGGTCTGCGCGAACAGAGCCGACTTTCTGGTGCAACAAACACTAGTCAATTGCGAGGTCATTATGACAAACGCTAATCCAAAACGCCAGGCGCAGGAGGTTTAACTGTGTCGAACGTCGCTTACGCAAATTTCGCGGCGCATTCCGCCGCCAGGAGCAACCGGATGGAGAACCAGAAAACCGGATTCATCCCGTTGTACCGGAGTGTTCTTAAGCAAACCTGGTCGAAGGACGTCTTCCTGCGCACGCTGTGGGAAAACCTGCTGCTGTGTGCTGCTCGCCAGCCATATACAGCAAACTTCAAAGGGCGCCAATGGCCGCTGCAAACCGGACAACTGGTCACCACCTCAGCCGATCTCGGGCTGAATTTATGCGACAGGGAAGGGAAGCCATGCAGTCGCCACGCCGTAGACAGGATGCTTGATGTTTTCGAGCGTGAAGGGATGATTTCTCGCTCCGGAGAGAAGCGAAAGGGCTCTGTGATAACCATCACAAATTACGCTGAATATGCTCAAAAAATGGACGATTTACCCGAGCGTATCACCGCGCATATCTCCGCGCTTAATGCCGAGCATGGCGAATCCAGTAATGGCGCGGCTTCGGAAGGTTATGCCGCGCATAACGGAGCGCATTTACCCGAGCGTTTCACCGAGAATCATGAACAACAATGTAATAACAACAATAAAAACATTAAAAGATCTTCGTCCGAGAATTCTGACGAATCCTCTGACGCACGTCTGAAGAAATTTTTATCAGCTCATCCAGAAGCTGCGGTTTACACCCCATCCGGTGCGAAGTGGGGATCGGCTGAAGACCTCGAGATCGCTAAGTGGATTTCCTCCAGGGTGAAGCTGATTAACCCAACCTGCAAAGCCCCGGACATGACCTCCTGGTCTAACACCGTTCGCCTGATGCGCCAGATAGACAACAGGTCGCACCAGGACATCTGCGCGCTGTACGACTGGGCAAGCAAACACCACTTCTGGCAGACCAACATCCTGAGCCCGGAAAGCCTGCGTAAGCAGTGGGACAAGCTGACGATGCAGCGCAGTGCTGGTGGTGAGCAGCGAGGCGGAAAGCCGGATCTGGACTTCAACAACACTGACTGGGCCTATGGGGTGATTCGATGAAATCTCTTGCAGAGCAGATGCGTAACCACGACCGCGAGCAGATGAGCCGCATGGCCCATAACCTGCCGGAGCAGTACCAGGAGCGCGCGCCAGTCGAGCTGGTGGCACAGGTATTCAACAAGCTGTTCAACGAGCTGCGTGCCGCGTTCCCGGCCAGCATGGCGAACTTCCGCACTCAGGAAGACCTGAACGAATTCCGCCGTCAGTGGCTGCTTGCGTTTCAGGAGAACGGGATCCACTCAATGGCCCAGGTCGATGCCGGCATGCGTGTAGCTCGCCGCCAGGAGCGTCCATTCCTGCCGTCGCCGGGCCAGTTCGTCGCCTGGTGCAAACAGAGTGGCGGGGCGCTGGGCATCACCGTTGACCAGGTGATCGCCGAATACTGGGACTGGCGTAACCGTTCGTTCGAGTTCACTTCCAGTGAGCAATTCCCCTGGTCGCAGCCGGTCATGTACCACATCTGCGTCGAGCTGCGTCACCGCAGCACAGAGCGCCAGTTAACGCATGGCGAGCTTGCGCATGAAGCCGGTGATCTGCTGGACATGTGGGAGAAGCGCGTCACAGAGGGTAAACCAGTGCCGCCAGTGCGCCGGGCAATTGCAGCACCGGCTGCCGAGCACGGGCCGACGCCTATCCAGCTGCTGCTGGCGAAGTATAACCGCAACAAGTCGAACGGGATGGTGTGAGATGGACAGCTTAAAACAACGCATCGTTGATTACGTGGCCGCTAACCAGCCTGTTAAGCGTGCTGACCTCATTGTGGTGATTGGCATCAGTGGTAAGGGACTGGACCGTGAAATCGCTGCACTGCGCAACCTGGGTCTGATTTTCAGCATGGCGGGCTTTGGCTACTTCACCAGTGAATCTGACTATCAGGAATGGCGGAAAGGCGCTGGCGCTCTCCACCTGAAGAACCGCGCGTTGAATGGCGCATTCAGCAGCGCTGCCGCACGCAGAGTGAGCGATGAGAGTTATCCGGCGCGGATCGCATCTGTACTGAGTGATGGCAGCAAACTGGGGGCAACTCAAATTGCTGAGGCCATGGGCACCAGTTACCGGAGCATCTCCAGCGTTATTTCGGTGATGGTCAACTCTGGTGAGCTGAAGTTTGAAGGCCCGAAAGGCCACCGTGTTTATTCGTTGGCACAGGCAAAAAAGAAAGCAGGTCGCCGTGCTGAGTCGGTGAACGTGATCTGCCAGGAGTGCCGCAATAGCGCGGCAATGAAGCGAGTATTGATGGTTTGGGGGAGGGTAGGGGTATGAACGTGAAACGTTATGAGTGGGTGTCCTGTGATGAGCATGCGTGCCATTGCGACGTGGTAGAGAGTGCTGAAGGCGATATGGTTGATTACGAAGACTACGCCGCACTTGAAGCCAGATGCGCGGCGCTGGCTGCTGAGAATGCAGGGCTGAGCGCTGTACTGATGTCTGTAATTTACCCCAGCAATGAGCCTGCCTACCAGAGCTTGGGAATGGGTTGTGGTGTTGAGGATAACAGTCTACAGACTGATGGTTATGGCGCCTGTGAATATGGCTGGCGCGAAGCTATGGAACGCGTCTACTCAGAAGTTATTCCAGAAGAATTACCAGAAACCCCGGCTACCGACGCCTTCCTGGCTGAAGTGCGGGCGCAGGGCGTGGAGATGTTAGTTAAACACTGCGAGCAGAAAGCGCTGGAAAAATCCTATGACTTCTTCATGGATGCCGGAGCGGTTGCAGCACAGTTCGCGGCCCAACTTCGCCAGGAGGCCCAATGAGCAACATCAACAAACAGGAGCTGCGTGAAGCGGCGGAGAGAGCAGAATCCGATAGTTGGGGTTATGATCGCGATGAATTCAATGAGGCTCTAACCCCGTCCACCGTGCTGGCACTGCTAGATGAGTTGGAAACTAAAGATTCCATGATAGCAGCACAACAACATGAGATCCGTACGTTACTGAATGCGCTTGAGGGCAGACCATGCCCTAAATGCAACGACACAGGCATGGCTGATAGTGGCGGTACGCAACCCTGGGGCGAGCCAATAAGCGTTCCATGTGATTGCGCCGCCCCGCCAGCGCCGGTATCTGTGCCCGCTGCGATGGAAATGGATGATGACTTTGACAGCGCGTTTGAACACGGAAAAGCTGTTGGCTGGAACGCCTATCGCGCCGCCATGCTTCAGGGTGTCGATCGACCACAAAACGAACCGCAAAATATTCCGGAAAATATTCCAGCCACACAGTTTAAGCCGGTAGCAGACCTGTACGGCCTAACCTCGCCAACCGGCGGTGAAACATCGTTCACTTTCGATGCTGTTGAAGCTCGCGATTTTATTGATGGCGGGTGGTCATGTCAGGAGTACGTGGAACTTGGACGCTATCAGGAAGCGCTAACGGACCATTCCGAGGATAAGCTCGCTATGGTTGACCATTCCGGTGACTCCAACAATATGGTTGAACCTGTAACGACGGCTTGCAAGTTGCGCGATGCAGTCGAAATCATCCGTAACTCCGGCATAGCAATCGACGCTGAGAAAATCTTTGCAGAGCGTGATGCTCTCAACGCTCCAGACTGCTGGTGCCGAACCTGCCGCCCAGTGACTTTTAGTGATAGTCGCTTTGTCGTATGCCCTGAGTGTGGCAACAAACGCTGCCCGCACGCCAATGACCACCGTAATGCATGCACCGGAAGTAATGAGCCAGGGCAGGAAGGTAGTGCGTATCCAGCAGCGCCGCAGCAGGAGTAATTAGATGCCAAAATTCAAGAGAATAATCATTAGCTACATCAATGGAGATCCAAAAGAGTTGATGAAGAAGGCAGGGTTTACATGGAAGTTTTCTAAGCCTGTTCCGATAGCTGACTCTGTTGAGTTTTATTGTTGCGAGCGCAGGAAAAAAGGTCCATTACCGGAACACTTTCATAGTGTCGGCTGGAGTGATGATGGGGCATTTTCCCACTTCACAGAAGAGCAGGTTAAGGAATGCAAGCAGTGGGCAGCAGCACCGCAGCAGGAGGCATGATGGAAAGCTTAAACAAGATAATCATCAATGCTCGCGTGCTTTCATGGAAGAGAGAGTTTGGTCCATTTGTTAAGTGCCCTAAGTGCTTTGGGTTGCTGACAAAATGCGAACTATGCAAAGGGAAAGGAAAACTTATCCAGGAGGATATTGACGCGTGGAACAACCCGATCGCCAAACTGAAAAGGGACAAGCGATGACGCCTAACCCATTCGACGCATAACAAACAGGCCTCTTCGGAGGCCTTTCTCTTGAGTTGATTTTGTTGAATCAACCGTCCATAATTTCTTTGCTGATGGCCTGAACACCCATTGGTGACTTCTGCGCATTTAAGGGGACTTAAATGCGACCACAATCTGAACTCCTCACCTTGTCACAGATGCAGAAATGCACCTGCGATTTTCTGCATTCAGCGGTTTCCGTTAAGGAGGCCGTATGACTCTTCCAGTAGACGGCATCAAACTCCATCGCGGTAACTTCGCAGTCATCGGCCAGCAGATACAGCCCCTGCTGGATGCCGGGCAATGCTTCCGCCTGCAGGTTAAGCCGTGGCGCGAGAAGCGCAGCCTGTCGCAGAACGCGCTCAGCCACATGTGGTACACGGAAATCAGCGAGTACCTCATCGCCCGCGGTAAGAAATTCGCTACGCCTGAGTGGGTCAAAGACGCGATGAAGCACACCTATCTCGGCTACGAAAGCAAGGACCGGGTAGACGTCGTGTCCGGCGAGGTCACCACCGTCCAATCCCTCCGTCATACGTCTGATCTGGAAACGGGCGAGATGTACATCTTCCTGTGCAAAGTAGAAGCCTGGGCGATGAATATCGGCTGCCACCTGACCATTCCGCAGAGCTGCGAGTACCAGCAACTGCGCGATAAGCAGGAGGCATGATGTCTACTCCACTTTCCCGCGTCATCACCAACGAAATCTTCCGCGTTCCGGAACGCCGCCAGCGCAAGCCTGCGGTTAAGCCGTCCGAAATCCCCACCCTGAAAGACTACACCGCCAGCCTGGTAGATCAGAAATGGCTGCGTCTCGCGGCACGGAGGAATCATGCGTAAACCATCCCGCCGTAAGTGCAAAGTATGCGGTGAATACTTCGTGCCGAAATTCCACGATATCCGGATCCGCTGGTGCTGTCCTGAACATGGCGCAATCCTCGCAATGGAAGAACGCGAGAAGGAGAAGGTGAAAGCCGCGGCCAAGCGCATCAAGGAGCAGAAGGAAGCCGAGAAAGCAGGGCGCCAGCGCCGCGCTGCACGCCGTAATGAGCTGAGGCCGATCCGTCACTGGGTGCAGATGACTCAGCGCGCCTTCAACGACTGGCGGCGCGAAATGCTGCTGGCTGCCGGGCACGGCTGCATCTCCTGCGGAACCAAGACCGCTTTTGCCTGGCATGCCGGGCATTACCGCACCACGGCCGCCGCACCACAGCTTCGCTTTAATCCGGACAATATCTGGCTCCAATGCTCCGCCTGCAACGTCCACAAATCCGGGAACATCGAGGCGTACCGCGCCGCCCTGGTCGAACTGATCGGCGAAGAGCGCGTGCTGGCGCTGGAATCCAACAACGAAACCCACCGATACACCCGTGAAGAGCTGGACGGCATCCGCGCCAAGGCCAGAGCAGACCTTCGCGCACTGAAACAGCAGGAGGAAGCATGAAATTTGAATCTTTATTTCTGCTGGCCTTTTACCTCATTCCGCTGATCGCGATGGGGATTATCAGTCATATCAATTACAAAAAATGTCGCATTCAGTTCTCAGCAATCAGCAAAGGCATTCGGTTTCAAAGAAAGTACCAAATGCTGAAAAGCCTTCACCCAGACCGGGAGGGCTTATGAATTTTTCAGAACTTCTCCGATACCAGGCCGAAAGCGTTAAGCGCGCAAACCTGCCGCCAGTAGCAAAGCACAGCAAGACAAAAACCAACCAGCCACATAAGGAAGCCGCATGAACAGTCAGCAACTGGAATATGTACGTCAGCAGCTCATTGTGGCGACCGCAGATCTGAGCGGTGCTACGAAAGGGCAACTGGTAGCCTTCGCAGAGAACGCACAATTCACCGCGACGGCGCGCAGCCGGGGGCGGAAGAAAATCACTGACCCGGTCACCGGCCGGAAAGTTAACCCTGACGGCCCGGCGATGAGCGGCAGCCAGTCGCGCGCGAAGGGCTCATCTATAGCGCTGGTGGGGCCGGTGGAGTTCGTAACAGCATCATGGCGCCGCGCTGTCCTGTCGCTGGAAGACCACCAGAAAGCATGGCTGCTGTGGAACTACAGCGAGAACGTTAGCTTTGAGCACCAGGTGGCGATCACCCAGTGGGCGTGGGCAGAGTTCCGGGAACAGCTAGGTGCGAAGAAGGTGGCCGGCAAGACGATGGAGCGCCTGAAGAAGCTGATATGGCTGGCGGCTCAGGACGTCAAAGCGGAGCTGGCGGGCCGTGAGACGTATGAATATCATGCGTTGGCGGAGCTGGTGGGCGTGGCTAAATCCACCTGGACAGAAACGTATCTGCCTCACTGGCTGGCTATGCGTAACAGCTTTAAGCGGCTCGATAGCGGTGCGCTTATCTCCGTAACGCGATCACGTTCACAACAAAAGGCGACAAATTTAGATGTAAGTCTTGCAAAACCGAACTGAAACGCATATATTTCATGTAAATCTGATATCGTCGCCATAGCTTTGATTGTCGACACAAAGAATTCAAGCCCGAGGTTAACGCCTTGGGCTTTTTCGTATCTGGAACTCTGGCGTAGATGGTTCGCGCGGATGCCTGAAGAGCATTAGGAGATGGTTCGATTCCATCGGGTTCCACCAAATTAGCCGGTCTAGTTCAGTGGCAGAACGGCAGCGCTGTAAGCTGCGCGTCAGAGGTTCGATTCCTTTGCCCGGCACCAGAACCCACTACCTGGGACCCTTCGGCCAGAGAGCCGACATTGCCTTACCCTCATCTTCCTGGCTTGTCGCCAGGTTTTTTATTCCAGGCTCCGGGAACCATCATCGACACGCCTACTTGTTAAATCGTCCCGAGGGCCTGAACCAACTACACACGGAATAAATATGTCTGAGACCTTCACTATCGTAGGCGTTGGTCTTACATCGTCATCAGTCGGTGTAACCTTTGCCACGCTGTTTCCGGAGGCGACTCCAGCAGTGATGCTCGGATCACTCGCCGGAACTGCGCTATACGTTCTTACCTCAGATCCCCATCAACTCTGGAAGCAGGCTATCTTTGCGCTGATATCGTTTATCAGTGGCGTGTTCTTCTCCGTGCCCATGGCAAAAATCATGGCCGGAATCATCAACACGCCGTTAAGCCTGATGAAGCCACCGGCCAGCATTGAGGTATCGCCAGCTGTCGGTGCAATTGTCACTGCTTCCATTTCCGTGGCAGTCCTGCTGCGTATTCTCCGCAAATCCAAAAGCGGGAAGATGCCGGGGCTGGGGGAGGAAGATAAATGACATGGCAGCTTCTTCTGATGGATGCAAACGCCATAGTTTGCCTGTTAATCATGGTCAGGCTGATGTTTTTCCGGAAAGAGGGAAAGCGTCATCGCCTGAGTGTCGCGGTGCTGGCCTATCTGGTCATTCTGGCCGCCGGATTCAACGCCTTCAACATTCTGCTCGGCCACTACGTACAGGTTAACCTCGGCGATCTGCTGCTTAACTCCGTCATCTGCATGGCGGTGTGGCTGGCACGTGGGAACCTTGCGAAGGTCGTCATTACGGAGTAGTCCATGCAAACCAGCGAAAAGGGCATTGCCCTGATCAAAGAGTTCGAAGGCTGTAGACTCACCGCCTACCAGGACAGTGTCGGTGTGTGGACGATCGGCTATGGCTGGACTCTGCCTGTCGACGGGAAACCAATCCGCGCCGGGATGACGATTAAGCAGGAAACAGCAGAACGTCTGCTGAAGACCGGGCTGGTCAGCTATGAAAACGACGTGTCCCGCCTGGTTAAAGTAGGCTTGACTCAGGGGCAATTCGACGCCCTGGTGTCGTTCACGTACAACCTCGGCGCCCGGTCACTGTCGACATCGACTCTCCTGCGAAAACTCAACGCCGGTGATTACGCTGGTGCTGCCGATGAGTTCCTGCGCTGGAATAAAGCTGGTGGCAAGGTCCTGAATGGCCTGAGCCGTCGGCGTGAGGCGGAGCACGCTCTGTTCCTGTCGTGATTAGCGCACTGGTTAAGCGTTACTGGCTGCAACTGATTGTGGTGGCGGTAATCGGCGTGCTGGCGTTCTTCGTGAACCACTACCGCGATAACGCCATCACCTACAAAGACCAGCGCGATAAAGCTCAATCACTTGCAGAGCAGCGGCAGGACACCATTAACGACATGCAGGTGCGCCAGCGCGACGTTGCTGCACTGGATACCAAATACCAAAAGGAGCTGGCAGATGCCAAATCTCAGAACGATGCTCTTCAGCGTAAGCTTGATAATGGTGGTCGGGTGCTCGTCAAAGGCAAGTGTCCAGTGCCTACCTCAACCCAAACCACCGGCACCTCCGGCATGGGCAATGATGCCACCGTCGAACTCTCTGACGTTGCTGGACGAAACGTTCTCGGTATCAGATCCGGAATCATCAGCGACCAAACATCCCTGAGAGCACTGCAGGAGTACATCAACACGCAGTGCTTGAATTAATTATTTTTTTCGCAAAGGATTGATTAATCCCTTCACCATCCAAACATAACTTCCTAGATGTCACCCAAAGGAAGGTTAAGGTATGGATGTTAAAATGAATGACGTGGCTGTATGGGTATTGAATTATAAATATTCGGCCCCAGGATTAGAAAATTGTGTAGGGATGCATTTTCTTGCTGCTGTAGAGAACGAAACAGAAGAACAGCTTCAAGATCGAGTGTTTGCAGAAGTTGAAGCAAGCTGCAATGAAAAGCATGGTAGCTTCATCCTGAAATCTGGGAGTATTTCTCCCTACAAGATGAAGACTTCTTAAATGGCGTTTGGTTAGTTTTTGGCGCGATCATAAAAGCCACCTCAGGGTGGCTTTTTTATTGGCAATATCCCCGCAAGCGGATAAAGAGGCTCTCAATGTCCGACATCTACAAAATCACGCTAACCACCCAAACAGGCGAAACCTTCACGGGCAAGATGTCACGACGTCAGCCTGAGCTGGTTAACGGCTTTGTACCGCTGGCGACCGAGACGGGCGAGTGGCTGTACTTTGCTCCTGCCGATGTGAAGCGTGTGCAGTTCACGCCAGTTCCTACCGAGGAAGAAACCAATGGCGATGTGCAGACTGTCAGTTGAAATCAAAAGCAGGTGGTGGGTTCCTGTCTACCTCAGGACGCTGACAGTGTTCTGCCTGATGATGCGTTGCGAGCCTGATTACCAAAAGGTGAGAAACTTCCTCGTCAAGCATGGCATTAGCCAGAAGCTGAAGTATGAGCCTGTAAAGAGATAACGGAGTAACCAATGAGCAAACCAGATTGGGAGGCCATTGAATCGGCTTACCGGGCTGGTTCATTGTCAGTAAGGGCCATCGGCGAAAAGCATGGCGTTAACCACGCCACCATCCTGAAGAGAGCGAACAAAGAAGGATGGCAGCGCGACCTGACAGAAAAGGTCAGGGCGGCAACCAAGGCCAAGGTAACCAAGTCGGTAACCAAAGACGGTAACCAGTCACCAGTGGTTACTGATGAGCAGATTATTGACCAGGCCTCCGATGAGGCGGCTGCTGTAGTCATGGCTCATCGGGAAAGTCTGGCGGCATGGCGCGGCATCACCAATAAGCTCCGCGACTTCCTCGAAGATGCAGACATCACGGAAGAAAACCACGCCTCAATGTCTCGCTCGATCACTGCCGGTGTTGATGCTCAAATCAAAGTGATAAACGCTGAGCGCAAGGCTTATAACCTTGACACCGAAGAAGGCAATAAGACGGTTGATGACCTGTCTAACCTGATGGATTCACTGTCTCAGGGGGCGTAATGAAACCTGAGCACCTCAAGCTGCTGGCCGACAAAGACTGGCGGCTGAACAATCTCTACTGGATCACCGACAAAGAGGGAAAGCCAACGCGCTTCAGGATGACGCCTGAGCAACGGGAATACTTCGAGGGGATCCACACCCGCAACATCATCCTGAAAGCTCGGCAACTCGGCTTCACAACTGAGGTGTGCATCATCCAGCTCGACGCGGCTCTGTTCGAGTCGGCGAAGTGCGCGCTGATTGCCCACACGCTGAATGACGCAAAGCGCCTGTTCCGCGAAAAGGTGAAGTACGCATACGACAAGCTGCCTGTCGAGATAAAGGCGGCCAACCCGGCGAGCAATGATTCGTCTGGTGAGCTCGTTTTTAAGAAGGGAGGCTCGCTCTACGTCAGCACGTCATTTCGTGGCGGTACGCTGCGTTACCTGCATGTTTCAGAGTTCGGGAAGATATGCGCCAAATATCCGGACAAAGCCCGCGAAATCGTAACTGGTGCGTTTGAAGCGGTATCGACCGGATGCTTCGCTACTATCGAGAGCACAGCAGAGGGCCGGGCGGGATACTTTTTCGATTACTGCCAGACGGCAGAGAAAGCACTGCTGCAGGGTAAGCCATTATCCGCGCTGGACTGGAAGTTTTTCTTCTTCTCCTGGTGGAAGAACCCGCAGTATGCAATCGACCCGGTCGAACCTCTGCCGGTGCGCCTGCTGGAATACTTCGCTGAGATGGAAGCGAAGCACAGTGTAGTCGTCAATGAACGCCAGAAAGCCTGGTACTACGCCAAAGAGAAAACGCTCGGCGATGATATGAAGCGCGAATACCCGACCATTCCAGCCGAGGCGTTCCAGCAGTCGGTCGAGGGCGCGTACTACGCCAAGCAGTTCCGCTGGCTTTACACCAACAAGCGGATCGGCCAAATCCCGGATAACTCACACCTGCCGGTGCATACGTTCTGGGATATCGGTGTGGGTGACTCCACGGCCATCTGGTTCGTTCGCGAGGTTGGCGAAGAGTTCCACATCATCGACTACTACGAAAACTCCGGTGAAGGCCTGAGGCATTACATGAAGGTGCTGAAGGACAGGGGATATGAATACGGTGAGCATTGGGGGCCGCACGACATTGAGAACCGCGAGTTTGCTGCTGATGCGAAGTCACGCAAAGAGCTGGCGCGCGAGGGTTACGAGATTGATGGTCAGATGTATTCGATGAACTTCCGCGTTGTGCCGAAAGCAGGGATCGACACTGGTATTGAGTCGGTCCGTGAAATCCTCAAGTCCTGCGTATTCGATGAAGAGAAGTGTGCTGTTGGCATCTCTCACCTTGAGGGCTACCGCAAGGAGTGGGACGACAAACGCGGCTGCTGGAAAGACAAACCGCTTCATGACTTCACATCGCATGGCGCTGACAGCTTTCGTTATTTCGCGGTAGCGAAGAATAACCGCAAGCAGGTCGGCACAGTATTCTTCTAAGGAGCATCGCCAGTGAGCGAACAAGATAACGGCCTTCAACTGGCTGTGAACAACCTCGCCACTGAAATGAGGCGAGCGAATTACCTGAATGCCATCGGTATAGGTGGCGGCAACACGAAGCGACCGACGCTTTACCAGGAATTTGGCTACCCGCGCGAGATCTCCTTCAACGACTTCTACAATATGTACCGCCGCAACGCCGCTGGCTTTGCTGTGGTGCATCGGCTGCTGGATGGTTGCTGGCAGGACTATCCGGTCATAGTTGACGGTGATGAAGCTCAGGAGGCGGAGAAAACAAACACCTGGGAAAAGAACGTCGCCAAGTTCATGAAGAAGCTGTGGCCGAAGGTGAAGGATGCCGACCGCCGCAATATGGTAGGGCGCTACTCCGCGCTTCTGCTACAGGTCAAAGACAATCGGAACTGGGATCAGGAAGTCGACACTGCTTTAGTAAAACGACTCGGCGAGTCAGCGCTGGTAAAACTTATCCCGGTATGGGAGCCGCAGTTAACTGTCGCCGAATGGGATAACGACCGTCAGTCTGAAACGTTCGGTCAGCCGAAGATGTTCAACTTCAACGAGCAACCGGTTGGTGATGAACCTTTTGTCGGTCCTATGCGCGGAGAGCCGGTACACCCGAGCCGCGTTATCCTGTTCTGCGAAGGATCTGAAGACGACAACGTGCTTTCCGGCATCCCGCTGCTGGAGGCTGGTTTCAACAAAGGCCTCGATATTGAGAAGATTTCAGGCGGTGGCGCTGAGGGCTTCCTGAAGAACGCCAGCCGTCAGATTGCCGTCGAATTCAGCAAAGAAACCGACATGAACACGCTGGCAGACCAGGCTAAGAAGGCTGGCTATGCCGATCTCGGCGAAGCTATGGGCGACAAGGTCAACAAGCTTAACCGTGGTACTGATGCGGCGGCCGTGATGCAGGCCGGGCAGATGCACGTTTTGAGCGTTACGCCAGGCGACCCGGGGCCGACCTGGGAAGTCACCGCGAACGAACTGGCAGCCTCTGTGCAAATCCCGTTCACCATCCTGTTCGGTCAGCAGACTGGGCGGCTGGCGAGCGATGAGGATAAAACGGACTGGGCTATACGCCGTAATACTCGGCGCAATGGCTTCCTTACGGACCGAATCACCGCGCTGCTGGAACGCTTCTGGACGCTTGGGATTATCGACCCGCCGACCAAAGGCGAGGTCACCATTTCCTGGAGCGACCTGCTGGCGCCCGGCGAGAAAGAGAAGATCGAGAACGCATCCAAGTTGGCTGACATTGTGCAGAAAACCACTGGCTTCTATGGCGGTGAGCCGCCTATTACAGCCAATGAGCTGCGAGAAGTTGTTGGGCTTGACCCGCTACCGGAGCCAAAAGAACCGCCGAAACCGGACGAGAAGGTGACTACCGATGATCCACTGGCCGATGACACCAGAACAGACGGCAAAGGTGGGTCTGCCGATAGTTCCGCGCAGTAAGGTTGACTCGACGCGATCGGCGAAGCAGGTCAGTGCGATGTTCCGGGATATCGAGGAGCGGTATCTCGGCATCAAGCGAGCGCTGAAAACCTTGTTCGACCAGCGCCTGACCGGGAGAGAGCGTGAGGTTAACAGCCATAACTGGCATTTCCTGTGCCATGACCATGGCGAGGATGTGAGGCTCTACCAGGTCAACGCCGGTAAGTTCATCTATGACATGACGGCGCAGGAACTGGCGGACCTGCTGGAAGCGGTGCAGGGCATTCTCGACGATTACCTCCTTGAAGGTGGCGAGCAAAACCTCTGGGCGATGGATTACGTCGTCGCAGAAGCGCAGCGCGGCACGCTGGAGGCTTTCAATAACCTCTCGCAGCAGTCGCAGGTGTACGCCAGCCAGACAACGCTACAGCAGCTTTTAAGCAGTCCCGGTCACCTTAATCAGGTTGCGGCGGCCAGGCTGACAACATTCAGTGACTGGAAGGTCATCACCGACACAGCCCGTGGCGATCTGACCAACATCATCACGGATGCGGTAGCGCGCGGCGTGAATCCTCGCGAGACGGCCAGCGTCATCAGCAAGCGCCTTGATGTGTCGATGTCGAAGGCGAAGACCATCGCTCAGACTGAGCAGGTCGGCGCGCTGCGGCAGGCGCAGTGGAACGAAACGGACTGGGCTGCTGACCGGCTTGGGCTGAATACCGGCCTGCTGTGGTTGTCAGCACTAAAGCCTACGACGCGCACCTGGCACGCCAGTCGTCACGGGAAGGTCTACACCACGGAAGAGGTGCGTGACTTCTACAGTGAAATGAAGAACCGCGCCAACTGTTATTGCAGCCAAATCCCAGTATTACTGACAGATGATGGTCAGATTTATAACGAGGGATTGGCTGACAAACTTGCTGCTGAGCGCAAGAAATGGAAGCCTGACGAAAAGTGAAGTGGTAAAATTGAAGTGCGGCTAGACCGGCCAGTCGAAGAGGGTGAACGTAGACACCCCTGCCGCACCCATCATCTACGAAACCTGCTACGAGGTTTAGAATGAAACCATGCAAGAAATGCGGTGAGACCAAGCCGTTATCTGAGTTTTACAGAAGCAAAAAATGCACTGATGGATATCGCGGAAGCTGTAAGGCGTGTGCCTCTTTGCTTAACAAAACAAAATGTCTTCCAGCCAGCAAAGATGGCGTTGTCCCTCTGCCATCAAAGGATAGGCTGAATGAGCTTTTTGAGGTGTTAGGGTCTGACCTGATAGCCAAGATATCTCGCGGCTGCGTAAAGAGTGGCTCAGTTTGTGGCTATAAGCGCAAAGATGGGTACATCCGCGTCAAAGTCGATGGCGCACTGGTAATGGCCCATCGAATCGTCTGGAAGATGTTCAACGGCGATGAGCCTGATTTTATAGACCACATTAACGGCGTGCGCTCCGACAATCGCATAGAAAATTTGCGATCCGCCACCAAGTCGATCAACAAAATAAACGAGAGCCTTAGGTCTAACTCGCAATCTGGATTTATCGGAGTTTCTTGGCACACGCCAACAGATAGCCGAAAGACATCAAAATGGGTCGCAAAGATCGCACTCGCTGGTAAGCACCACCACATCGGGTACTTCCATGACCTCAAGCTTGCCGTCCTCGCCTACAACGCTGAATGCGAACGGCTCCATGGCGAATACGGCAAGCGTAAGATTGATCACAACTTGAATAAGCTCCGAGAGATGGGGCTGCTATAAACAAATCAAGGTCGCCTCGGCGGCCTTTTTTATTGCCTGAAATACACCAATGAGGCCCATATGAGCGGCGTTTATTTCGAATCAAAGCGACTCGGTGATATCTCATGCACGCACGTTAAGATCGGCGGCGTCGAAGTGATGATGAAGCAGGTAGGTGATCGTAAAGTCATCAAATCACAAGGGCGAGGCAACGTGCGCCAGGTAAAAGCCATCATCAGAGAATTACATAAAGCCATTCAATAAGAGGACGCAACGTGCAGCTATCCAGCATCCACGTTAAATCCCTCGCCATCAACGCCTCCAACATATCAACGACCACCATCAACGGCCAGGAACACTACGTCATTCGTGGTGCGGTCCCGATCGTCGATGACATCGTGATGAATGGCGGGCTGTACCCGGCGGAGGAGATTAACAACAGCTACCAGACGATGGAGCGCAAGTTAATGCCGATCGGCCACCCGATGGTGAACGGCAAATACGTCAGCGCCAACGACCCGCAGGCGGTCAATGATTACTACGCCGGGGCATGGGCTCAGAACGTCAGCAAGGCCAACGACAAGGTCGTGATGGACGTTTACGTCAATAAGGCTGTGGCAGACACCAAGCCTGACGGTAAGCGCCTTATTCAGCGCCTGGACGACATGATTTCCGGCAATAACGCCGACCCGATTCATGTCTCTACCGGTCTGCTGCTGAACAAAGAGCAAAAGGCCGGGGAGTCGAAGCAGAAGAAATACACCTGGGTCGCTCACAACATGCAGTTCGACCACATCGCGATCCTGCTTGATGAGCCTGGCGCTGGCACGCCGGATGAAGGCGTCGGCATGTTCGTCAACGCTGACGGACAAGAGGCTGATGTTGAAGCGACGAGCCTCATCGATGCTGCAAACAGCATGAAAGAAGGCCTGCTGAACAAGGTGAAGTTCTTCTTCGCCCACAACTCCGACGCCTCATTCGACGAAATCTACCAGATGCTGCGCGAGGCTATCCGCGCGCCATCCGGCAGTGATGTCTATCGCTACGTAGTGACAGTCTGGCCGGACAAATTCATCTACGAAGAGGGCAGCAAACTCTTCCAGCAAAAATATCTCATCGATGACAGCGAAGTGACGCTGGTCGGCGAGCCTGTAGAAGTCGTGCGCAAACCAACTGAGTACGAAGTCAAAACCAACGGAGATACAAACCCGATGAAAGAGAAGATGATCGCCGCGCTCAATGCCGCAGGCGTTAAAACCGAGGGGCTGACCGACGATCAGGTCTGGGATGCCTACAACCAGCAGATGCAGAAGAAAGATGGCGGCGACCCGGGCCAGGCTCAGATCAACTCTGACGCGATTACCGCGGCAGTTAACGCTGCCATCACACCGCTGAACGAAAAGCTGAGCAAGCTGGAAAATCAGCTGCAGGCGAACGCAGAAAGCGACCTGAAAACCAAGCGTGATGCGGTTAAAGCGAAATTCTCGTTCATGACCGAAGCGGCGATCAACTCGTTGGCTGGCGACGCGCTGAACGACTTGTACTCACAGTGCCAGACCAGCACCGGTCTGAACCCTGCATTCCAGGGGAATGGCGCTCAGAGTGAAATCCTTAACATGGAGGCACCTGAATAATGGCTCTCGCACCTCGTTTCCATACCGTAATCGCGGGCCCGGCCCGTAAGAATGACCCGCAGGTCATTGAAGCAATCATGGCGGCGGCCGTGAAGCCCGGCTCACTGGTAATGCTCGACAGCACCGGGAAACTGGCGGTTCACAATGTCGCTGGTGGTGCAGGCGTTGCTCTGGCTCTTCAGCACAACTATATCGGCGGTGGTGACATTCGCGACTCGGTTCCTGCAGGTGATACCGGCGCGGCCATCATGTGCGAAGACGATGTGGATTACCACATGCTGGTCAAGGCAGGCGAAGTGCTGCTGGAAAACGAAGGCCTGGTTTCTGCCGGTGACGGCACGCTTGCCAAGGCAACCACGCCAGCCACCGACCAGGTCCTCTTTTATTCACGCGAAAAAATCACCGTTGGCGCTGAAGCTCAGCTCGTGAAAGTTCGCAAATCAGGGAAAGCAACCGCATGAGCATGATCGTATTCAACAAAAAGCTGATCACCGAGCACAACCAGGTGAAGCAGGCATGGAATCAGCTGCTGATGCAGCGTGAATCCTTCAACATCAACCAGAACACCATTGCTGCCCAGTACGGCGGTGCGCTGGAAGTTAACCAGGCAGCGCTGATCTCCAAAGACTACTGGCGTGAAGTGGACAACATCACCACCCGAGTCTTCCGTAATGACGAAGGCAACGGCCTGCTGGATGATCTGCTCGGTCTCGGTACGCCGATTTCTATCGGCAAGACGGCGGCGCTGTACCGCGTTTCCAGTGACGCTGGCAAGGTTCATCGCTCACTGACGGGCCACGTGCCGGAAGAGCTGGATAAAGTCATCTACGACGAAGCTGGTGACCCAATTCCGATCTTCAACACTGGCTACGGCCGTGAATGGCGCGAATGGAACGGCATGCAGTCGGAAAACCTCGACGCGATGGCTGACGATCAGGAAGCGCACGTTGCGGCTATCCGTGAAGACATGGCTGACTACATGCTGTCAGGCGATGCGAAGGTGAAGGTGAAAGGGTATGTCGGCGCAGGTATCACCAACCACGCCAACACCAACCAGGTGGATCTGAGTGCGTCTGGTCTGAATATCGACCTGACCACTGCTACCCCTGACGAGATGGTAGCTTTCTTCACCGGCCCGTTCGCGAAGCTTCTGGATGATAACTACGTGCAGGAGAAGGTGAAGGTTTGGGTATCGCCTGACATCATGCGCAACATGAGCAAGCCGTACTCCTCCGCTGCCGGCTTCAAAGAAGGCACTGTGCTGGAATACATCCTGCGTTATGGCCGCATTGAGTCGGTGAACCAGACCTTCAAGCTGACTGGTAACCACTTCATCGCTTACGTGCGCAACTCGCAGTACATCAAGACGCGCATTGCAGCGCCGGTGGGCACCTTCATGATCCCGCGCCAGAATCCGTTCGACAACTACAACTCCCTGGTCTGGAGTGCTGTCGGTCTGCAGATTAAGCGCGATTTCAACGGTCGTTCCAAAGTGTTCAACGCACAGGGTTAAGGGGCTTCGGCCCCTTTTCTTCAGGAGAGAGCATGAAAAAGTTAAAAGTCGAGAAGACTGGCTGCTGGGGAACGATTAACGGCGTATTCCAGCAACTGCCGGTTGGTCATGAGTTTGTTGCGGTTGATGTGCCGCCAGCTTTCGCTGGGCGCGTTTCAGTGGTTGGCGAAGTCGACGAGCAGGAGCTTGAAGTCGCCACGCCTGGCACCGACGATAAATCTGCAGAGCAGGCAGAGCAGGCAGAGCAGGCAGAGCAGGCAGAGCAGGCAGAGCAGGCAGAG